ATAGCTCCACGTTCACCTCTAGCACAAGCTCAACATTTACAAGATGTTGCAGATGTAACTAGATTTAATGAAATTATTGGAGCTACATTTGGGCCACAAATGGTTAATCTAATTGTAGACCAAAACACAACTGCAAAATATCTAGCTGAAAAAATGAACCTTCCTGAAAGGTTGATTAGAAATGAAGAAGAACAACAAGAGCTAGTTAATCGTTTACAACAAATGCAATCAACACCAGAAGGAGGTGAAGCTCCACCAGGAGCGTAATATGGCTTGGAAAGATCTAGAGAAAGAGAAGCCCAAAATAACAAATAGTATAGACGGTTATGTAAGATCTGCAGAAGAAGAACAGATCTTAAATAAACATTTTGCCAATGTCTTTAAAGGAGATGAAGGTGAAAAAGTTTTAAACTATTTGCAATCTATAACAATAGAAGCTGTTGCTGGGCCAAATATAGATAGCAACAGATTGTTTCACTTGGAAGGTATGCGATTCCTTGTGGGCATAATTAAAACTCGTATA